CGGTGCGCAGTGCCGCCTCCCGCTTTTCGTTGTCGATGCGAATGGCTCCGAGGATGGCCGCCAAGGTCACCAAGTAGTCGTGGTAGCCGGCCGGGATTAGGGGAGTGTCCGTGGTCAAGGCCAGGTCGGTCTCGTCTCGGACATAGATGTGAGTGAGCGGCCGAACGGCCTCGGGAGTTGGCCAAAGCAGGAGAGAGCCGCCCTCGACAGCGTAAGCGACGGGCCGGTTGTTGGAGGTTCCGGCAGGCGGCACAGGGAGATTCTGAGGCTGGCGGGCGTCCAACTGCCGGCCATCGTCGTAGATATGGAGAGTCCGGAGCCAGTCGGCCGGGGGCGTGTAGGCCCGCTGCCCAACGACCGTGTTGAAGGTGGCCGTGGTGACCAGCCAGTGCCAGTCTCGCTGAGAGGCGATGTAGTGAAGCCGGGAGTTGATGTCCCGGTCGAGAACGGTGGTGGTGATGATCGGGTCGTCTGACGGCAGCCCCAGACGATCCAGTACGGCCGTTCTCAGCTGCCCCAGATTCACGTTGACGCCCTACGCAAGTAGAATCCGATTTTTTCCTCTACGGCCTTACGCTTGTCGATGATCTTGGCGTCCTTGTCAGCGACGATCTTCTCGTTGTGAGAGATGACCCGCTGAGCGATATCCTGGTTGGCCCTACTGCGAATGTCGTGCTCCCTGAGCATAGCGATGACTTCTGGTCCGAGCTTGGCATTTGGCTTGGAGCGGCAGACTAGGCGGGGTCGCCCATCCTCACAAACCTCGACGATTGACCAGCCCTTGTCCGCCTCACGGAACAAGGCCAGGCGGGGGGAAAGCTCGTGAAGGTCCCGTGTAAACTGGCGCACCTCGTCGTCGAGCCAGGCGACTGCCCCGTTCGGCAATGTGGTTGGCGCTACTACACCGGGCATCCTGTGTCTCCTTCGGGTGGGGTGGAGAGAGCCAAAACGCCACCCACGTCCTGGCTCTCTCCGGGGGTCTTGCAGATGTGCGCTAACCCTATGAAATATTCAGGATAGCGGCGTGGGCGTTTCTGCTGTCCACCGCAAGGTCAGCGTAGATGTAGAGCACGCCCTCGTAGGCGTCGGTGCCAGCGGACCCAGCCTTCGGGTTCAGCACCGAGCCGCCGCCGAAGTCGACCCACTCCCAATCGCTCGACTTGTGCTCCTTGAGGTGCATCGTGTCGATGAAGTAGATCGAGTTCTCGGGAGCGTCCCGAACGGCGGTGAGAGCAACCTCGCCGGAGCCACCAGAGCCAACCATAAGGCCCTTGAAGCCACCCTTGAGATCAATGGTGTTAGTGAACTGCTTGAGCGTGGTCAGGGTAGCCGAGTAGGCCCGGAGGACCCGGTGGCTGCCGAACCCGATCACGCTGGCCGTGTCGCCACGAGAGATGCTGATCTCGTCGAGCGCCTGCTCAATGCGGGCGTCCGAGATAGCAGCAGCAGTCGAGTCGACGTACGAGGCCCAAGCAGCCTCAGTAGCCGTGGACAGGCCGTGGACCGAGCCGGAGGCAGCCACGAGGGCCTGCACACCGTTCCGCTCCTTGCGGCCAACGCCACCCTCAGCGCCACCGTTACCGGACCGGAAGATACGGTCAGTGGTGGCCGTGGTGACAGCAGCACCCGAGATGATGATAGTGCTAGTACCGACAGCGGTGATGGTTCGCCCGGAAGCAACAGACGTGGGGCTGGCCACAGTACCGATGTCGATAATCATGCCCTTCACCAGCTGGCGACGCTGGACAGCGGTGCCGCCCAGGTTGACCGTGGTGCTGGCCGAGGTGACGGCGGTAGCCACGATCACGCCGTCCGAGGTTCCCCAGCACTGACGCTCCTGGTCGAAGCGCAGAGACTCAAGGATATCCTTCTGCTCGGACGACACGGCCCGGACGAACGAGCCCTCGTCGGTGCGGGAAGCCCGGATAACCGGACCCGACACCTGGAACAGCCCGTAGTGGTAAACAAGGGTGCCAGTGGCCTTGGCCGAGGGCCGGTGGCCGGCGTCGGGCAGAGTTCCAAGCTCCGCACGAGAGCCGAGGCCCTGGTTACGGCCAAGGTGCAGGGACATCTCCCAATTGACACCCTGAACGTCGTCGCTGTTGGACTCAACCTGAGCCAACAGGACATTCTTGTTAGACAACTGCTCACGCACGAGCGGAAGGTACAGGACCTTGAGCGCGGCGTTCGCAATAGTCAGCGGATCAGCAACCATTTCATCCTTCCTTCGGTTTGGCCCTTATGGGCGCTTACGTAGTCTGCGGTTAATAGGCGGGCCGCAGCGTCAAGCTCGCACCCTGGACCTTAGCAAAAGACTTGGCGCCTGGCCGCCTCCTTTGCTGCGATCACCTACATTATATCATAGGGCTCCCGGACCGCCCCTCAACGACCCGGAAGCCCTACATTGTGGGGCCTAGAAGCCCTACAATCTGGTCAGCGTGCCTTCAACATTTCCCTGAACGCGGCGGCCGCCTCAGAGAAGGTGCTAGGCTGCTTCCCGGTGCCGGCGCCAAAGCCACCAGCTGCCCCGGGACTACTCAGCCACTTGTCCCGCTGAGCCTCGACCTCCTTGGCGTAATTGTCGACGATGGCCTGCTTGTACGCCTTCACCCTCTCATCGGCCTTGGAAAGGTCGCCCTCTGTCTCGTTCAGGGCGTACCGGAACAACAGGGCCGATTCCTCTGAGTTGGGGTCCTCGTATCCGAGCTTGGCCGCCTCCTTGTAAATGGCGTCCATGCTCAGCTTGGCCTTCTCATCAGAGTCCCTCTTGGCCTCCAACTCCTTCCACTCGCGCCTGGTGAGCGGCCTCTCGTCGGGGTCGACCTCGCCGGTCGGGCGCTTGACCCCTGTGTCGCTGTCGCTCAGAATGCGCTCAGCGATGCTTTGGAGCCTCTTAGCGGCCGCCGGCTGTAGGGCGGGGTCGGCAAGCTGCTTGGCGATGTCGAGCAGCGCCGCCTTTTCCTCGGGCTGGTAGCCGGAGAAAGCGTCATCAATCTCCTTCGACGCAACTCGGCGGCGGGCGTTCTCCTGACGGAGTTCCTCGACCATTTCCCAGGTCGGGGTGCCCTTGTGGTCAGGTTCGGGAGTAGTGTCCTGGGTGGTCGTCTCAGACTCGGTTTCTGAGCCGGTCCCAGGCGCCTGGCCTGCTGGATCGGTGGGAACTGACACTGTTACTTCTCCTTTGTTGTCGCCGGCTAACGGTTAGCCGGACGTTTGCGGTAGCCCAGCCGCCGCTGAGATACGATCTAGGATTTCCTGCTCAGCCTGGCCGGCCTTGAAGACCCCGCCCACCGCCTGAGCCTCGGCTATCTGGTCCGGCAACAGCCCCCCAGCGTCAGGAGGCGGCACCGGCAGAGCGCCCTGGGCGTTGGGAGCGCCCGCCAGGCCCGGTTCGAGCGCTCGCATCGACATCTTGCCAGCCTCAGCGCCAGCCAGAGTCTCGTGAGCCTGAACGTGGACAGCGAAAAGCTCCTTGACCTTCGGGCCGAGGGTCTCGTAAGCCGCGCTCTTGCGAAATGCATTGTGCTCGGCCAGATGGTCGGCGTGGTTGTCCCAATCCTCAGGGAACCGGACCTGCCCTAGGGACATAGCGTGGTTCTCCCGCCTAGCCCGAGCAACGTCAGGGGCCACGGCGTCGATCATGTCCCTTGCGCCCGGAATCTCGGACAACCGGGTGAACTGCTGCACGGTCTGGATCAATCCCATTTGCAGGGCCTTCTCAGCGAAGGCTTGCATGGCCGCCTGGCTCCGGGGAGCGACGGCATCCAGCGGCACCACCACCGTCGTCTGGCCGGCCAGGTCCTTACCCGTCCAGCGCACTGTGCGAGTCATCTGGTCTGGGGTCGTGACGACACTAGTCCTCTTGGCGCCCTTGGCTTCCGACTCGTAAAGCTGCAAGACAGCCGACGCCATCTCAGCGAAGGCGAAGGCAATGCTCTTGGTCATCTTACCGATGGGGGTCGAGTCCTGCTCGGCCAGGACGGACAGACCGTACCCGGACTCGATGTTGACAGGAGCGGCGCCCCGGCTAATGTCGTGGACCCCCAGCTCGTCGTCCAACTGCAAGCTCAGGGTCTCGATGATCCTCCACCAGTCGGACGGGCTGTTGGGCGGGACGATGTAGCTCGGCTTGTCCATGCCGTCCATGAAGGTCAGCATCTCGCCTGGCCGGTCAGAGACCTGATCCATGATGTCGATTGCGCTCTGGGGAATGGCCATCCGGACGTTGGACACGTTGTCCAGGTGGTCCATGATTGCGCCCCATGCGACGTTGTAGGCGCTCTGGATGGGCCGGGCGATAGTGACCACGGTCCGCCCGAGGGCCTGGTCGTCGACCGGTGTCTCTGTGGCCAAGAACAAGTTCAGCCGGTCCTTGAACGGGAACGGCCAGGGCTTGGGTCCCTCGACCTCCTTGTTGTCGACGATGGTAACAATCTGACCGGCCGGCGTTTCCTCGTTGGGACGCTCGTAGTAGGTGAGAACCAACGTCAAGGGGGAACTGGCCGAAGCGCCAGCCAGGCCCCTCATCAGGGAGCCTTGGAGAGAAGTCAGACCAAATGTAGCGTCAGCGGGCGGCTCCTTTTCCAGGCTGTACATAAACTTGACCCGCTCAGGGGCGAGAGCCTGCACCCGGATCCACCAGCGGGCCTGCCGGACATTCTGGACATAGGGCTCGATAATGAACTCGGGCAGCGACAGCGCCGTTTCAACCGTGTCGCCCTGAGGGATCGGGACACCGACATCAGAAAGTGCGACCGGCTTGCCGGCCTTGGGGTCCCACTCGACGGCCAGAGCGCCAGTCCCGCCCAACCACACGGCCCAGGACAGCTTCTCCCGCATCGCCTCCCAGCGATGGTCGTGGTGGATAGCTCGTATGATCGACTCACCAAGACGGGCGCCCTGGATGGCCCTGTCGTCCACGTCGTTCGGGTGGTTCTCGAACGTCAGTTCCCGCTGCAAGAGCTTGCCCATCAGGGTTCGCGACCCAGGCCAAAGTCGGTTGATCGTGGGACGGGCGTGGTCAGTGTCCTCGGGGACCAATTCCAGTTGATCCGTCGTGTTCGACCACCAAATCCATTGCCGATTGTCCAGGATGAACGCACGATTAGACCAATAGTCTCTCAACTGTGGCTTCCAAACCTCCACAGCCTTATCATAACGCTCCTTGATGGGGTGCCGGTCTTGCTTCTTAGCCATCTCAGGCACCAATCCTGCGAAGGTCGCCCAAACAACACGGGGCAGGCTGAGTCGGTTCGTACATGCGAATGATCTCCTTAGCCCAGGCGAGCTTGTCGGTTGCTCTCTGACCCTTAGGCTGACTCTTACTCCACAGTTCTAGGTTTTCAGGCCGGTTGTCGTCCCTTACTCCGTTAAGGTGATGTACTTCCTCACCGGCGACCAAGGGCCTCCCTAGAATCTGTTCCATCACCAAACGATGCTCAACGACCCACTCGCCGCCGGTCTCTGGGCCACGTACTTGAAGGTACCCACGCTGATTGAACCGCTTACCGTCCGGCCGAACAACGTACTTACCGTGACGGCGTATCCCGTTAGACCGCCTAGCCCGAATATCCGGATCCTCCCAACTGGCCCTAGTGCTAGCCGATCTTTTCGCCATCGACTCTGGGGTGGCTTTTGATGCTGAGATTTTGGCTAGCGTCTCAGGAGACAGGATCTTCCCCTTATTAGCAACGGACAACTTTGCCCTGCGCTCAGGGTTAGTGTGGTAACAATGCCTACACCTAGTTGCCCTAGGGGTAACCTCGGCACCACAATCTACGCACAAATTCATGTCACAGTCCCATAGGGCGACGAGGCGGCGCATCAAGCGCAGGCTCAGGGACCGGCTTGGACGGCTTGTCGGCGGCCCTCTCGATCGAGACGAACTCAGCACCATGCTTGGCTAGGACAGCGTGCAGCATCCTCTTGCGCTCATCGTGGCCCAGGATGATCGTCAGAGCGTGCGTAATGCCGAGCACGATGACTGCAGCGACCAGTACCGGGATCAACTCTTGGCCTTAGGACGGACCGGCGCCGGATCGGCCACCCGGCCAAAGTGAGCGAACACCCGCTCGGCTGCCGACATAAGATCAGCGGCGTGGGCCTCCTTCTCGGCGGCGATCTCCAACTTGCGCTCGGCCTCGGCCTCCCGGGCCGCAACTTCGGTCTCGGGCACCATCCGCAGGAATCTCCCCAGCTCGATAGCGCAGGGCGGGCAAAGCAAGGGCTCGCCATGGTGGGAAAGCCCCTGACCGCAGTCGATGTAGGTGCCGAGCGTGACAAACGACCGTCCGCCCCACCCCTCAGGCAGGGCAGGACTGTCACTCACGTCCTGGCGACCGCAGCGCATACAGCCGCCGTTCGTCATTTGAGAAAGGCTGAGATCAAGAGTAGACAGAAATCGGTAAGGCGTCAAGGGTGGCTCCTTAAAGTTGGGTGGTCAGGCGGTCGTCCTGGGCAACGATGGATCCGTGCTATAGCCTCCAAACGCAGCTCACGGACCCGGGCGAATGTCTGGTTGATCTCGGCAGGGGTCAGCCCCAAGCCGAGAAGCTTGCGGATCAGGGCCGCGTCCGAGGACAAAAGGCCCTGCACGACGAGAGGGCGGGCCTCGGCAGCCTCGAACCCGGCCGCCGACCAATCGCTCGCCTGATCAATCTTGAATCCTTCGGCCTTCCAGGCTGCCGCCTTGGCCACGTCATGGAACCCGGCGGCCAGCCAATCCTTGGTCTCGGAGACCCCGAACTGCGCGGTGCCCCAGGCCCAGGCGAGCTTGATCGTGAAACCAGAGTCCTTCCACTCCTGCCAGTCGATGCCGGGAGAACGAAACTGGACCGCCTCCCAAGTCGTTACGGTGTCCTTGCTCACGCTTTATGACCTTTCTGACGGTCGATCCTTACATTCTACCACACGGGCTAACTTTGCAGGGCACTGATGCGTCTGACTCGCTTTCGCCGCCGGTTAGCCCGCAGCCGAAGGGCCTTCACGGTGCGATCTTCCATGTCGCGAGCGCGGGGGGCCGGCTTGCGGACGACCAGGCCGGTCATCTGGATGAAGGCGGCCGCCCCGTAGCCCAGAGTGTCTACGATGTCATCATGCACTGACGGGTCGGGGAAGGCAACGCACTCGTTCATCATATCGACGATCCAGGACTCTGCAGTCGTGGGGATCGCCAGATAATCTTGCTCCAACAGGCCCGCCGCCACCGAGGCTCGTGTGTACTTGTCCAGGTCAGCCTTAATCGGGCGGAACAGAGGGTCGGTCGACAGCCGACCGCGCCTCCAACTTTGGAGCAAGACTGACCCGAAGGTCTTGTCCTCCACACCAATCCAGCCCAGCTTGATAGGCTCGATCGCAGCCAGGCACTCCCGCACCCAGGCCATATGGTCGGCTGTCTCCTGCCGGTCACGGAAAACGTGCCTGATCAGGAGTTGGTCCTTACCGTCAGCCGGCTTCAACGCGCAGAACACTGTAAAAACGGTGTAGTCGGCTCTGGTTTTCAAGCTGTTTGCCGTATCGATGATCCCGAACCAGCGCCCAGCCGAGGCGAGCGGAGAAGGCACCCGCAGGAACCTAGAGGTGTCGAACAGCTTTCCCTTCTTGGGGACCGGGTTGCCCTGGAACAGGGCCTCGAACCAGTAGTCGTCGTTGCGCAGTTCCTCGAAAGCTTCGGCCGTGTACCGCTCAGGGACCAGCGACTCGCCCGGCTGGCGACCCAGGCTCCCGTCCAGAACGGTGATCCGGCCCCGGGCCTCAGGAACCGGCAAGGCAGGGTCCGGGCCGTCCAAGGCGAGGGCCGGCAAGTTGAGGAACTTGAACTCGCCCTTTAGGTTGCCGGCGAGAACCTGGCCCACGGGGTCCATCAACGCCCACCGGGTAGAAATCCAGATGGTGCGGCAGCCCGGCTCGCGCCTAGTCCAGGCCGTCGCGGTGAGCCACTCCCAGACCGAGACCAGCCGCTCGGCGGACAACGCTTCCTCCTGGTCCTTGAGCAGGTCGTCGAAAACGAGCCAGTCGAACCCAAGCCCGGTCAGAGCGCCGCCCACGGAGGTTGCGAAATAGCCGCCCCGCGCACCCTTGATGGCGAAGTCGTCGATGGCCCGGCTCGACTCGTCGACTACGGGAGTCAGCGGCCGGTTGGACCGCAGGCCGTCTCGGACTAGGCGACCAGACTTGTTGGAGAGGTCCTTACCGTAGGTGACGTACCCCACACGGGCGTCGGAGTTGTTGGCCAGCACCCACTGAGGCGTCTGAATGGCGCAGATATAGGTCTTGCCTGTTCTAGGAGGGGCGCTGACAATGAGGTTCTCGCCCGGCTTCAAGGCGGCGATGGAGTCGCTGATGAGACGGGTGTGGCGGAAATCGACGTAGTTCTTGTCGGTCGCTGACGCGAAGTCGGCCGGGGACAAGAGCGCCTGCTTCCGACGCAGCGTCGCTTCGATGCGGCGCCGTTCGTCGGGAGAAGCGAACTCCATAAGCTCCGGAGTGATGGTTACACCCACGTTACCCCGTTCCATCTTTTGATCGGATACTGGACCCACGCGCTACCGGTCCAGACCTTGGCCGGCTTAGAGTCCCAAATCGAACCGGTCCACACTTTGACCAGTCCGGTAACGGCCCCGCCAACCGAGACAGTAGGTGCCTGGGCGACAAGTACCCACGACGCCTCTGTGTTGGCCACGGTAACAGGCGATACGATCGTATCGGGGGTTTGTGCGATGAGTGCCCAGGTTGCCTCCGTGGTGACCACAGTGGCGACAGCGGGGGTGGCGACCTGAGCCACGGCATCAAGCACCCAGCCTGCCGTAACTGGCTCGACCGTGGCGGACGTACTAGCAGACTGCGGCTGGGCTTCAAGGACCCAAGCCGCTTCGGTCGGGATGACCGTGATGGCCGACCCAAGAGGGTCAACCACATTGGCGGCCAGGACCCAGGCAGCCTCAGTCGGGATGAGCGTGGCTCCAACCGGGGCCGCAGCCTGAGCCACGGCGTCGAGCACCCAACTGGCTTCTGTGGTAACCACAGTGGCCCCCGCCGGGGCGCTGACCTGGGCTATCGCATCTGGCGCCCAGGTTGCCTCGGTGGTAACCACAGTGGTGGCGGCGGGGGTGGTGGCTTGCGCCACGGCGTCAATGACCCAGGTGGCTTCTGTGGGAACGACGGTCTGGGCGCCACTGGCTTCTTTGATCTCGGCCGCTGCGCCCCACCAGTTATCGCTTGTAGATTGACTGGCGTCGACGCTGGTGTCGTTGCCGGAGCGCCATTCCGTCATGATGGCGTTGGCGGCCCCGGTGCCGTTGGCTCCCCCCAGCAGGGTGAAGCCGGACCCTGCCGAGATGACCGCATTGCCCCCGTAATGGAAGCCACCAAAGGTTGCGTTGCCGGCGGCGCCGAAAGTGCCCAGGGTGACGGTGCAACTGGTGGCGGAGTTAGTCTGCTGGACAGCAGTCTGTACTATGGCTGCTGAACCGTTGGTGCCCCCGGTGTCCACACCGGCGAACTCACTGATGGACCAGTTGCAGTTGCTCTGGGTCGCAGAGAACGTGATGGTAACGCCGCCGGCGCTTGGGCTGGCGCCCATGGCCCGGAACAGCCACCCATCACTGTTGGTGGTACCACTGACAGTAGCCGCCAGCACCCAGGTCAACCCGTTCCCGGAAAGGGTGGGGGCAGCTACTGTCCCGGATCCGAACTGCTTGCTGCTGATGAAAGCCAGCACCAACCGGTTAGCGGTCGGCGTTATGGATGCCGTCGTGTAAACGGTGGTGTCTGTTGTACCCCGGCTCGTGACCAGGTGGGTGGCGGTTACAGCCATAAGGGGCGCCCCGGGCTAAAGCCGGGCAGCTAGCCGGCTATCCAACCAGCGGTGGGAGGGTCAACAGTCAGGTTCTGCCCGTTGGTGACGGTGCTGGCAAGGTCG